TTTAGAATTTAAAGAATCTGGAACTTCTCAAAATGCTAGTGGACTAGGTGCAGACACAAGTGGTAATACTAATCATTTAGCAGTAACAGCTTTAACTGCAACAGATCAATCTACGGATACTTGCACAAATAATTTTGCAACAATGAATCCTTTAGATAATCAAATTGCTGGTGGTACTTTTGCAGAAGGAAATTTACAAGTAACATCAGTTAATACTGGATATACTTATAACACTTCAACATTTGGAGTAGCTACTGGTAAATGGTATTGGGAAGTTAAATGGTCAGCACAACCAACAGGAAGTTCAAATCAAGTTATAATTGGAGTAGCTAAAAGACCTACTTCAAGTACAACTAATTATTTAGGAGTAACTGCTTGGGGTTATGGTTATATGGCAGCTAATGGAAATGTATTATTAAATAATTCAAATTTAATTGGTTATGCCACTTATTCTATTGGCGACATTATAGGTGTAGCCTTAGATATGGATAATAATAGACTATATTTTTCTAAAAATGGAACTTATAATAATTCTTCAGATCCAGCCAATGGAACTAATCCAATTTCAATTACAGCAGCAGATAGTGTAATTGGTGATAGTGGTTTTTATTTTCCAGCATTTGGAGATGGAAATGATTCTTTACAAGAAACTGGACAATTTAATTTTGGTAGTCCAATACATGCAATATCATCAGGCAACACAGATGGTAATGGCTATGGAAATTTTGAGTATGCGGTACCTAGCGGCTATTTTGCGTTATGCACAAAAAACCTAGCGGAGTATGGATAATGGCTTATACAGATATAGATAATCCAGAACTTTATTTCCAGACTAAGCTTTATACTGGAAATGGAAGTGCTGGTCATGCAATTACTTTAGATGGCTCTGAAGATATGGCTCCAGATTTTATCTGGATAAAACAAAGAGATAGTAGAGATCACTTTTTATTTGATACAATTAATGGTGCAACTAAATATGTTGCTTCAAATACCGCAGCAAGTCTAGCAACAGATGCTAATACTTTGACAGCTTTTGGCTCGGATGGATTTACATTAGGAAATGGTGTTGGTTGTAATGAAAATAATGATACTCATGTAGCCTGGTGCTGGAAAGCTGGAACATCATTTACCAATGACGCAAGTTCAACTGGAATAGGAAGTTTAGATAGTTCTGGAACTGTTAATGATACTGCTGGTTTTTCCATAGTAAAGTACACAGGAAATGGCTCTAGTGGTGCAACAATAAAACATGGATTATCAACTGCTCCAACTGCAATGTTTGTTAGACAATATGATGCGTCAGCTGGATTTCAAGTATATAATGTTGGAACAGGCAATACTAAATTTGCTGGTTACTTAAACGTAGATGATGCTGCTGGTACTACTGCTGGTGCATGGAATAACACAACTCCAACTTCTAGTGTTTTTACAGTAGGAAATGGTGGAAATACAAATACGAATAATGGTACTCATTTTGCCTTCTGTTTTTCTGAACGACAAGGCTTTTCAAAATTTGGATTGTATGCTGCTAACGAAAATGTAGACGGAACATTTATTTATTTAGGTTTTAAGCCAGCTTTTGTAATATTAAAACAATCAAATTTAGTTAGAGATTGGCACATGTTTGATGCCAAAAGAAGTACATTTAATGCTGTGAGTAAATATTTAAGACCAAATAGCTCAGGTTCTGAAGATAGTGGTGAAGAATATGTAGATTTTCTTTCCAATGGTTTTAAAATAAAAAATACAGGAAATAGATTTAATGATGCTGGTGGAACATACACATATTATGCTTGGGCTGAACAACCATTTGTAACTAGCGGAGGAGTGCCTGCGACGGCAAGATAATTATGCTACAAAAAGTAAAATTTGCACCTGGGTTTAATAAACAAGTCACATCAACTGGCGGCGAGAGTCAGTGGGTTAATGGTGACAATGTTAGATTCAGATATGGTTCACCTGAAAAAATAGGGGGTTGGGCTCAATTAGGGTCAGTTGACATTACTGGTCGAAACACAGCTATTCACCATTTTATAAATACATCAGGTATTAAATATGCAGTGCTTGGCACAAACAGAATTTTATACGCTTATTCTGGTGGTATCTTTTATGATATACATCCGATTAAAGCGACAACAACTTTAACAAGTGCGTTTAGTACAACTAATGGATCTACAGCTGTTACAATAACTTTTTCATCAGCACACAATATAAACAAAGGTGATATTATATTACTAGATAATTTTTCATCTATTACTAATTCTAATTTTGTAGCTGCAGATTTTGATGACAATAAATTTCAAGTTACAACTATACCTACATCTACTACATTAACCATTACTATGGATTCTGCTGAATCTGGATCAGGGGCTAGCACTTCTGGTGGTGTTCGTGTGAAACATTACTATCCAGTCGGAGTAGCTTTAGAGGTTGCATCAACTGGTTGGGGACTTGGTTCATGGGGTGGTTTAGAGTCTGGAGTATTTACATCAACTCTTTCATCATCAATTAACACATCAGTTACAACTTTAACAATGGCAAGTGCATCATCTTTTCCAACATCGGGAACAGTTATTATAGGATCAGAATTAATAACGTACACCGGTGTAAGTGGTAATACTTTAACAGGATTAACTAGAGGAGCAAATGGTACGACAGCTGCTTCACATTCGTCAGGAGCTACAGTAAGTGATGCTTCAGGATACGCTGGTTGGAATACGGCTGTATCAGGTGACGTTGTAACAGCACCTGGTATATGGTCATTAGATAATTTTGGTAATAAACTTATTGCAACTATAACAGGGGGTGAAAGTTTTGAGTGGGACTCAAACCCAACAGCTGCTAATAATACTAGAGCAACAATTATATCAGGTGCACCTACTGCATCAGAATTTAGTTTGGTATCAACACCAGATAGACACTTAATATTTTTTGGCACAGAAACAACTATTGGAGATAAAGATACACAAGATCCAATGTTTATACGATTCTCGTCGCAAGAGGATATTAACACATACACACCGTCTGCTACTAACACTGCAGGTACACAAAGACTTTCAGATGGATCTAAAATTGTAGGAGCAATCAGAGGTAGAGATGCAATCTACATTTGGACGGATACGGCATTATTTATTATGAGATTTGTTGGTCCACCATTTACATTCTCATTTCAACAAGTAGGTACTAACTGTGGATTGATTGGTAAGAACGCAGCTGTTGAAGTTGATGGTGCTGCATATTGGATGTCAGAAAATGGTTTCTTTCGATACACCGGTAAACTAGAATCATTACCATGTTTAGTTGAAGATCATGTTTACGATGATATTAATACAACTCCTAAACAACATATAAATGTTGGTTTAAATAATTTGTTTGGTGAAATTATGTGGTTCTATCCTAACTCTGGATCAGGTACCGTTAATAGAATGGTTGCATACAATTATCTAGATTCAAGTCCCGAGCGACCAGTATGGACTACAGGAACCCTCGCTAGAACTGCTTGGCAAGATTCTGCTATATTTGGTAAACCACATGCAACAGAATATGATGCAGATGGTACAACTGCAGTAGATGTTAATCACGTATATGGTTGCACTGATGGTGTGTCTACATATTTTGAACATGAAACAGGATTGAATCAAATTAAAGAAGGAGCAATTACTGCAATCACTGCATCAATTGAATCTGGAGATTTTGATATTGGCCAACAAGGTCTTGCTGGTGATGGTGAGTTTATGATGAAAATAAGAAGAGTAGTACCAGACTTTTTATCACAAACAGGAGATGCAAGAGTAACATTAAATTTAAGAGATTTTCCAAATGACACATCAGCTAGTTCAACACTTGGTCCATTTACAGTAACATCAGGTACACAAAAAATTGATACACGAGCTAGAGCTAGATCAATATCATTAAAGATTGATAATACGAGTACAAGTCAGTTTTGGAAAGTTGGTACTTTTAGAATAGATTATCAACCGGATGGTAGAAGATAATGGCTAGAATTGTACAATCACTTACACAACCTAATGAAGAGTATGATCAACAAATACAACAATCATTTGTTAGAGACGTAGATAGTATTGTGCAAAAATTAAATACAACCTTTCAACAAGATTTAAAAGACGAAGCAGAAGCGGAGGCATATTTCTTTGGCTAATACATTTTTAAATAAAAAAGTAGATTTGACTACAACAAGTGCTACAACATTATACACAGTCCCAACTGCTACAACTGCTATTATAAAATCAATATTAGTGTCAGAAGACTCAGGTAATGCGGACACTATAACAGTTACAATTACTGCAGGCAGTGATGTATTTAGTGTATTTAAGACAAAAGCAGTCAGTGCTAATGCAACAATAGAATTACTTACAGCCCCTTTAATACTACAAGAAAGTGAAGTATTAAAAGTGACTGCGGCAACAGCCAATAGACTACATGTTATCTTATCAGCGCTTGAATCCAAGCCTAGAGAAGTTATAACATAGTCTTGATTTACTTGTTAAAAGCAAGTATTAGTATAAATTCAGGTGTAATTCCTGCCTAAATAATAAAAACAAAATTTAATATATATGATTACAAGATCTCAAATGCGAAGACAACTACGTGCACAAGGTGGTATTATGAATACTGCACCTAGAAAAAAATTTGGTATTGGTAGTTACTTTCAAGATTTTAAAGATAAAGTTGTAGATAGAACTAGAAAACTTATACCTAACGAATTAGCAAATGTTGCTGTTAAAGCCGCACCGTTTGTTGCACCATTTAATCCTGCTATTGCAGGTATCATGAGAGGTGTAGGTAGATTAGATCAAAGAGGAAATTTAACTGATGCACTTAAACAAGGTTTACTAACAACTGCAGCAGGAGCAGGTGCAAGATATTTAGGTGGACAAAGAGGAATGTCAGATATTATGGGTGGTGGATTAAGAGGTGGTCTTACTAATCCATTAAGTGCAGAGAATGTACAAAAAGGAAGAGGTTTGTTTCAAGGTGGAGAAAAAACAAATACACCGAAAGATGTTTTAAATAAAAATATAGAAACAAAACCAACAGGTATTATGAAAAGAGCTACTGAAGCAACTATAGATAAAATTCCACTTGCAGATAAATTACCACAAATAGTAAAAGAAAAACTATTAGTAGGTGGTATTACAGGTGGTGCTTCTGCATTGTATAGTTATTTTACAGGTGAGTTTGAACCACAACAACCTGGTGAAACTATGGGTGAATATTTAGCTAGAAGAAACACACGTGTCAAACAACAGATGAAAGGTTACATGGATAGTTACTATACACCATTACGTAACCCACAATATGCAGCTATGAGTGATGAAGAAAAAGATAATTACATTGATGGTATTGTTGGTCAAACAAGTCTTCAAGGCACTACAGATTATCAAGGTGAAGCAAAAGCAACAGGTGGTAGAGTTGGTTTGATGGGTGGTAGTATGCCTATAGGTGAGCCTAGAGTCAATCAAGGTGGTATTACAGAATTAGATTACAGAGCTAAAGGTGGCTTTGTACCAGTTGGTATCAAAGAAAAAGCAGATGACGTACCGGCTATGTTATCAAAAAATGAGTTTGTTTTTACAGCAGATGCTGTAAG